ATCCTGTCCTCCCGTAGGAGGCCTCTCGCTCCATCAGGTCTTCTGCGTCGAACCTGAGGGGGTCTGTGGGCTGGCCCACGATCTCTGCGTCCTCCTCGATCTCCTCAGTGATCTTTGGAGACAGGAGTTTACCGTAGCCCTTCATGCGGGATTCGTCAGGGTATCTAGCAGGCCATATGCGGGTCTTGAAGCCCCTCTCTGGCATGTGGGAGTAGATACTGGACTCCGTCTGGGGAGTTCCAAGGAATACGATGTCCCCTCCGGGCTTCAGGACAGCATCAAATTCCTTGCACGCCTCAGTGAGTTTATCTCGCATTGTCTGAGTAGCACTGTTATTGAGGCTCTCAATATCGTCGGCTACGATGAGGTCTGCACGGGAGCCTGTGATCTGGCTCGTAATGCCCTTAGACACCACTGAGGGAGCATGGGCAGCCGGTGCTGGCCCCACATCGAAGGCAATCTTACTGTTTCTTTGAGATTCACTAGGCTTCAGGTGACGAAGCAGTGGCATCTCTGAAATAAGACGCAAGGTGAAGGTACTGAAGTCATCTGATCGCTGCTTGGAAGCAGATACGACTAGGATGTTCTTAGAGGGGTCCAACAGAAGTTGGTGACAGACATAGGTGGAGGTGATCCACGACTTTCCTACGCCTCTAAAGGCCTGAATGACTCGACGCTTTGGGCCGTTCTGGATGTAGTCAGCGATGTCATACTGCACTGGGGTGGGGTCTGGGAGGCCTAGATGATCCCACGCAATGTAGAGAAAGTTACGGAAGTCGTGGAGTTGAGCGTCTATTTCACTCATTGGGTTATTTACCGCCGCCGCTCCCAGTAGTTATGCCGCCGCCTGAGCCGCCACTACCAAAACCTATAGACCCTTCCGGTCGTCCCCCCCAACCCATAGGCGATCTCTCAAACTGCCGCCTGTTTCCCCCTTGTTCTCTGAGGAGGGCCAACCTTCTGCGGCGTTTTCTGCTCTTGTAGTAGTCTTCTAATACCTGAACCGGCTTCTCTGAGTCCGGCCTGTCTCCAACGACATCCGCTGCTTCGCTGACTCGCTCTGGGTCATCTGCGGGGTTTTTATTGGGCTGTCTGCCTCCGCCCGCAGGAGCCATAGAAGGTGAAATAGTCATTGGAACACACATTACGCACTCTCCAGTTCGATGTTGAAGGGCAGAGATTTGGCGAGATTCTCCAGAGGGTTACTCTGTTCGATCCCAGCATCAATGCCATTGTCCTTTAGAAAGGCGCGGGCTACATTGAGATCCGCAGCATTCGCCTCTCCTGACTCCACGCGACGGAGGAGTTCTTCTGCGACAGCGTTGTGCAGACTGCTAAGTGTCTTATCCACTGAATTTACCCCCAAAGAAATTAATTAATAGGGAGACTAGCCCAGCCATCGCTGCGGCTGCACCTAGTACCCACGATTTTGATTGTTCTAACTGCCTGATTCGCTTGTCGTGGCGGCTAAGTTCCTCATCATGGATTGCTTGCCTTGTTATGAGGGAGTCCATTTTACCCTCCAGCCTCCCCAACGCGATGAGGATTTCGTTATCCAGTGGTGTAGCCATTAGGCGCCAGACCAATCGACTATTGTGGCTGTTTTAGTTGTACCCGCCGCCCCTCCAGTGAATGCTGCGGGGACATTTACGCTACAGACGCTGTCCCAATGGGCTGGGTGGTTTGTAGTGATCGCTTTATTACCTACAGTATGCCCTGTATCCTGAGTGCATACTATCGCACTAACCACTCCTGTAGCAGTTATACCTAGTGAGGATTGGGCATTTATGGTGTTCATCAATGCCACGCGCGTTCCTGTCGCACCCCCGCCAGCCGCTGCGATGCCTTGAACTGCGATATTATCTCCATACATGAACGCTGAGGGGACATTTACGCTACACACGCTGTTCCAGTGTCCCGCGTCGTTTGTGGTGATGGTTGTGTTCCCAGCAGCACTCTTGGCTCCAATAAGAACAACCTCCCCGGCGGACGGGTTAGTGGCGGCGATATTAAGAGCGGACTGAGCGTTGATCTTGGCTACAAGGTCGGCTGCGGTCCCTGTAAGGCCTCCTCCAGCAGCAGCAATTCCATCGACGGCTATGGCCCCTGCTGTCGCTACTCCATTTATTTCGTTATCAATTTCAAAGATGACTGTGGTTCCGTCATCATCGATCAAAGTAATCGTAGACTCTTCATTCGGCTTGTCTGAGAATGTGAATGTGGCGTATGCTCCCCGGATTCCGTCCTCCTCGTTATCAATCTCAAATCGAAGCCCTACTGAGGGGTCGCTGCCGTCATAAAGGAGAATCCAAGATTCCTCATTCGGCTTATCTGAGAAGGTCCATGTAGCCGATGCTTTCACATCTGGTCCTGTGAGTTTAACCATAAGATCGCCGGAATCCCCCGCTCCTGTTCCGTCGCTCATCCAAATTACGCCTTTAAGACCCGCAGGAGTCGCTGGATCTGCAGACTGTGCTGTAATTTCGGTAGCGTCTTGGGTGGGTATATAGGCTTCTGAGAAGGTTCCGTTGGAGTCCAGTTGAACGACCTTGCCCTCGTCTGAAGCCTTGGGAGAAGCAGATTCCTTATCTGCTTTGTCCGTGGACGGGATCAAAGCGGTAGCCATTGAGGCTGCGATCTTTGTAGTCATGTTAGAAGTTCCTGAGATTGAGGAGGTTTAGAGGTAAGCAGGATCAGCATAAATCATAATCCAGCCTCTTCGGTTCTGTGCTGAGTTTTCGTTTGCAACATTGAAGAGGTCTTGGCTGGAACCAACCGAAACTGAGGAGATGCCGGTTTGGTGGGAATAATCAGACCGCCCTTCGATGTTGATGAACGGAACATGCTGGGTAGTACCGAGATTATGGACACATTTGATTTGCTGGTTGCCGCTTCTCGTTACGGTGCATCCGATTTGCTTGACTATGGTGAAGTTATCAATTGTCCGATCACTGTCGTGGTCGTAGGTAAAGTGGGCCGCACACGCAACTACAAGTCCTTTATCCACATAGTTCTTCGTGGCGGCGTCATTGCTGACTGTCGGCTCAGCCACTCTCTTTACTTGGGCATTATCGCAGTGTATATAGGCCCCTGAACCATCCCCCACTTGGAGGTGAATATAATTAGGAGTGGCCCCTGTATAGAGTCGAATGTATGGGACAGCGGCGCTCCCATCCTCTGCTCTAAAATATGGGCCGTTACTGCTCCACTGTATGGCCCCCGTGGCGGTGGTGGCATCAGCGCTTTTGATAACATGACCGGTAGCGAGGGTGTGTTGACCACACACTACGAGGTCTTGGTCCAGAACCGCGTTTCCTTCGACCTCAAAGTCGGTCTTGACTAGGAGATCCCCGTTGATTTGGGCGTCTCCAAGCGCGGTTATGTCGCCTGTCAGGGAGGATGTCCCAGTTACATCAAGATTGCCACCCACAGTAACATCATTCTTTGTCGTAAGATTCAGGCCATAGATTGCTCCGTTATTATTAACAGTAAAGCAATATACGGGGTCAGCGCCTCCTCTAGCAATGACGATTGCCTCGTTGCCGCTCCCTGATCCTGACTTATTAGAAATCAGGAGTCTTCCATAATCACCGTCACCAGCATCCCCGCATTTGAGCATAGCGCCTGCGCTACCGCCGCTGCCTCCATAAGCACCAGCCTCAATCTGAATAATGGAGTCTGATGCGGACATCATGGCGTTGTGGTAATTACTCGTATCTGCTCCGCGAGTAACCTTCAGGGTTGCGGCATCATCAGGAGCGCAGGCGTTGATTTCAACTCGCCGTGTCCCGTCAGACTGCTGTGCCTCCAGAAGGTTTTCGGACTGCGTCGGAGAGTACCCCTTAATAACAAAGCCTATCGCATCGTCGCTTTCTGCTATGTAGGGCTGCTGAACCACATTTCTAGAGGCTCCGAAGTTCCTTACATGGATGACTACTCCATCATCAACAGGCCCTGAGCCTGTAGAGGATGCTTGAAGAAGGGTCAGACTCCAAACGCCATCGGCTACTTGGATGACATTGTAATCAGAGGGATTCTGAAGCACGCCGCCGACTTCAATGAGATACATATTATCCGCATCACCTGATGGGAGAGGCCCAGTCAGATCATATACTCGATCTGTCCCCTCCACATCTGCTCCAGCGGCGGTAAAGGTCCAAGCCTGTGGTTCTGTAGCAGCGTAGGCTCCTCCATACAGAGAAGCATTATCTACATACTCCTTTGTGACCGCCTCCGATGAGCCGGTTCCGGTTATGAGGTTCTTGATTCCCTTACTTCCAGCGTCAAACTTACCATCGGTATCGAGAGGCAGAGACCCGATTCCTTGGTCTACCTGCTCCTGTAGGCCGAAGAGCAGTTGTTTTGTCTGGGTGTTTAGGTCGCTGGCCTTGAGAACAGAGCCGTCAGAGAAGGTCCGCTGAAGGTTGGTAATAGGGGTTGTTCGGATAACCCGCACCGTGTCAGCAGCAGCCAACGGCAGGGTGACGCCGCTGTCGATTGTGACCTTAAGAGTGGGAGTTGTGGCTACAGTGAGATTAGCATTGGCAACAGCGGTCTTTGCGCCGGTAGCCGCACTGGTATGCACTATAGAAAAGTGAGCAGTGGAAATGTAATCTATTGTGAGATTATCAAAGACCCCTGTAATCTGCTCTGCGGTGAGGTCACCTACTACTCCAAAATCTGTATAACTGTCTGCCATTTATTATCTCCTGCGGCCAGTTTCTTTGAGATTGCTCTCGCTAACAAAGTAATTTGCAATTTGGTTCACTCCCGGTATTTGAGTGAGCCATACTAAACGCATGGCATCTCTGTAGTCTTTCTTAGAAAGTTCTCTTTCGTCCCACATAGCACCGAGTCCAGCCGAGCCAAATTTCTGTATTCCTTGGTACAGGCTCCACGGAACTGTTCCTTCAATAATACCAACGCCTTGGTGGGTTGTTCTCCCTGACGGGCTAAACACTTGACCCGTGAACGGAGCCATCGCTGAGTCGATGAGCATAGGAAATACTGCTGAATAACTACACCGCATGATCCCAGACTTCAGCCCCTCTTCCCATGTCAGCCGCCCGGCGAGGTAGTTCTCTCGATATCGAGGACTTTGTCCCAAGGCTCGTCCATAGGTGAGGGCGGTATATCCGAGATACCCAAGACCGATTGAACCCACGACATTTATTGCTTCTGCAGCATCTGCTCTCGCCAGCCCCGCCGCCAGTTGTTTGCCCTTGGAGGCGACTGAAAAGACGCGGTATTGAGTCATTAACTTAGCGAGGGGACTAGCACTCATCCACAACGGAATCTCGCCCATAGACTGCCTTTGAACCGCGTTATCCACGCCTCTCCGCATTGCTAGAGCAAGTCGGTCGTAGGCCCCCTGATCCTTCACCTTCGTGAAATCTACATCCATTACCTTATAGTTACCGAATAGACCCTGTCTGACGGAAACTACATTCGGATCAGCAAGTGCCGTGAATACTCGATCCAATTCGGCGTCAGACAGCCCCAACTCCTTGAATCGGAACTTATCTTTCCTCCAAAATGAGTCAACAAGGGCTGGCTTGCCATTCTTAATCTTGTAAGCCTGATTTACGAAGTTCTGGAAATGGGCCTTGGTAGCCCACCGCCGCAGGAAGGTGTCCATTGGGACGATACCTAATGGGTTTAACATAGAAATCTCTCGACCTTTATCGAGAAACCGGCCAAACCCTGTTGCTCCTAAGCCATCATCCATTCCCATGTCATCTAAACGCCGGAGAACATGCTCATGGCTGAGGTATTCGCCTCCAACCCCGCAGAAGGTCTCAAGTTCTGCTGCAACCTTATCTAGAAGGCGGCCATCCGATCCACGGACTCCGGCTTCTTTGCGGAACATCATTAAGAATGTGTTAGTAGTCTGCCTCAGTCCGGGGAGCGCCGCGACGGCGTTCCTAGCCCCCGTCCTCAGCATGATGTTTGCCATTTCAGGTAGTTGGGCAATACCTAGATTCATTCCCATTGTTCCCTGTGCAAGCGACTGCATTCCCAGCACGAACTTCATTCCTTGGGGACTTGACAGCGCTTCGCCGCCCGTCCACAGGGGCTGCCCGCTTAGCCGTCTGAAGGCTAATTCAAAAGAGTTTCTGACATAGAATTGATCTTCAGTATTGGATACGCTGTTCCGAAGTCTCACCAGAGCGCTTTCAAAGTCGAGGTTTTCGCCAAATACCGACTGCATACCCTTTCTCATCTCGACTGCTCCGAGAACTCTATGGGCATATGATTGAGTTATGCCCATAATGTCTCTAGTCATAAATTCATCGATGTGGACTTCCCTGCCGCCAATCCTTCCGATGAAGTTTTCATCTAACTCAATACGACGCTTAGCAAACCCGTTCAGGTGAGGCTCATTCCCTACATGCCCCACTACCGCGTCGATGACATCCTGAACATCGTCGTCCGTGAGGTTCAGGCTTTTCTGCTTCAGTTTTAGATCGTTTCTAATCCCATCAACCCAAATCCTTGCGTGTCTAGTTGATCTGGCTGCTACTGGGTCTAATCCATATTGGACGATTCTTCTAGCGGCTTCGCTCGCTGCTTGATCAGAGACTCCGTCGAGATTTCTTGAAGATGATTTAATAGCATTAGTGAAGAACTCCTCCATATCAGCGCGGACGGGGGCGAATTCAGAAAATGTAGTATTCTTCCAGACCCTGTGGAAATATCTAGAAGAGTCTGTAATAACCCCTTCCATGAGACCGTGCTTTTGAGCGTACTTCAGAAGTTTTCCGTGGAACCTCTGAAGCGCCTTTACAGCAATTGCTTCTGGCTTCGCTAGTTCACCCTTGATTTCTCTGGTGAGCGCCCTGATGATTGCCTTGTCCGATAAGGTTCTACCAGCCTTCTTGGCCGCCATCTTCGCGGCGTAGAGTCCACCAGACAACTCATTCATTAGGTTCTGGTGATTTACACGGAGAATGGTTTGTAGATTCTTACCACCACCTCTTGAGGATTCCATGAAGATGTCAGTGGCTTTGTGGAGCAGGGTGGTGTCCTCAACCGTTCTGCCCGTCATGCTTCTCAGCCTAATCGCACAGGGAGTCAGGATGTTATGGAGAATCTCCGCAATACTCCTGATTCCAAGGATTTTGGGGGCCTTTTTGTACCAATGAGAAGAGCCTTCTACAAATCTCGCACTCGTTTCTGCCGTACCGATGCCGGATTCTCCGGCGAGCCTAGCCCCTCCCATGCCTGCATCTTCAGCCAGATCATCAGCAGACAGGTCAATGATTCGAGCGCCGATGGGGCCTCTCGCAACTTCCTCTCCGTCTATGATTATGGCGTCTTCTATAGCGTCTGCTACTGGGTGAGGCTCTTCTCCCTCAGGATCAAGGCCGCGTCGAGTTCTGGTTCTACTGGCTTCTGTGAGGATGTCCTCATCGACCTCCATAACGAATCGTTCTTTGGTTCTAGGTATAAACTTTTTACCTAGTAAATCCTCTTCATCGATGCGGATTGTCCGACTTTTAACGGCTTCTATTCCCTCTAATTTAGAATTAGCGACACGCCGCAACTCTCTTCCAAGAGCCATAGGATCGTCGATTCCGAATTCCTTTAGAATATCAATCAACTCATCCCGGCCTGTGAAGGATCGGTTTCCACCGAGTCTCCACAGCGATCTCCCAACAGATGTCGAAAAGTCAATGTGGTGAGGGATATCATTAATGTTGATCCTCGTCCTGCCCGTCTGAAGATGCTTAGGTATAACCACCTTCTTTCGGACTACAACTTCTCCTGATGCCGCTTGCTGCTTAACAGTTTTGATAATGGCCTTCTTAATAGTAGCAGCCCGAGCGTTTGAGGCGTGTTTGGCTCCTACATCCCTAGCCCTCTTTCTCAGAGTAGGCAGGTCGGTAATCCCCTTCAAATCTCTTGTTACTTGGGCTACCGCAGCCTCAACGCCGGGAGCAGCGGCTCTTCGCTTATGAGCAATTTCAAGTCTAAGGTCATCCGCTGGCATCCTTCTTGCGTTCTTGATTTTCAGCCGAATTCCTTCTTCCCTTAACGCCGTCCCCTTGAGTGCTTGTACTTCGTCTAAAATCTCATCTTCTGTGACGATTCTTGCTCTAGGAGTGGGCGGCTCGATGTTATTAACAATATCTTCAGGAATTCCAGAAGCCCTCGCAGCGGCTGCGGCTTCCTCTCTCCCTGCATCACCTACCATTTCTCTGGCTTTCTTGTGGAAAAGGTGCGGCTTCCAAGCCGCCAACGCTGTTCCAAAGGTAGCAGCACCCGCAATCGCATAAAGGAGGTCGGTCTTAGTGAGGCTTAAGTCTTTCTCATATCTGGTTAATTCTAGAGGAATATCCACTGCTGTTACATAACCCGCGCCTTTTAACATTGCGCGGCCTCTAGTTGATTTCACCGCAGCAGTAGCCGCATTAACGAGGCTTCTAATTCTACTAACCCTTGCTGCTGCGGTAGCCGTCGCTGCTGCGACTCCCACAACCGGAGCGGCGGGGCCGACTTCAGGCGCGCTAAACAGGGTTCCAAGAAAACCTACAGCAGCGGTAGCGCCCACAGCCTCTGTGACTGGTCCAGCCATCATGGCTACCATTCCCAAGAGTTTATCGAGAGGGGCGCCTTGAAGATACATCCTTCTCTGATTGTAGCCAATTCTGACATCATCTAGTTCGTGGAGAAACTGGGCAAAAGAAACCGACTCTTCAGCCAGCCTACTCTGTATCTCTTCTGGAAGATCAGAAGCATAAGTCTCTAATAGATCATCAGTAACCCGGAAGTGGGGGTCCACCAACCACTTAGGAGCCGCTGCGTCTCTTATGGTCTCACCTATGGTGGTTTCATATTTAAATGAATTCCTTACTTTCCCCCAGAATCCCAGCCTACCCGCCTCAGCAGGGTTTTTATACATCTCCTGCAATGCGCGGGTAGTCATATACTGAGGAGTCTCTGGAGGCTTAATAAGGCCATAAGGCAGCGCCAGAGGACTGATCGTTGGGCGATCAATAATAGGAGTGGGGGTGGGCTGCGGTGGTTGGCCTGCGCGCAGCAGGGACTCTGCGGTTGGAGTGGTTTGTGGTTGAGTCATTTAATTAAGGGCGGGGAATATTGTCTCTAGGCATTTCGTCGTAGATGAGGGGATATGCCATCATATAGTTATCAATCGTTGGTCTAGGAACACCGGCATTATGCAGTTGCCTTACAACTTCGTAGCGAACCTCCTGAGTATCTCTTCCCTTAGGGCCTGAACCGGACGGGTATCTCTTCCCGTAGGGGTAGGGGTCTTTTAAATCCCTTGTGGCATAGCCCCTTTCTAAGGCCAGACTATACATCGCCTTAAAGTCAAGTTCAGTCCATGTTTCGTTAGGGGAGGGGCCGGGAAGATGGAAGGCGATTCCGTCAAGTTTTGAGATCATCTGCAACTGCCACAGTTCACCCTCACTGCCCGGAAACATGGTCCATATCATTTTCGCATCTGAGATGTGGCCGGGGTCCATTGCTGCGTAGACCTCCGGCTCCGCTGCTCCATAACGAATAATGTCAGTAGCCACGCCTCCACCCTCGCCCGCATCGCGGCCCATCCAATGTTGCGCCCACCTTACTCGATCCATGTTTTTAAAGCCGAAGTCAAAGTGGTGTACCAGTTCACCTCCAACTAGGCTGGAGTGCGATCTGAGACTATCGAGAGCCGCTTCTACGGCGGACGCGGTGTCCATAGCGGTTGATCCAAGGTTCCCGCTTAGGGTCTTAAAAAGAAAGGCCCGCTGAGCGATCCACTCCCTGTGCGGCATAAATTCGGGGTTATTGATCTCAATATTGCCCCACTGATCTTGAAATTCTTTATTAAACGACTCAAAGTATGTCTTTTCTTTGAGTTCGAGGCGTTGGTTGAGTTCTAATATTGAGGCGTAAGCCTGAATATCGCTCCGTCTTGTAGAGGGGTTTCTTTCGGTAAAGAAATGGTAGGCCTCATACAGTTGCTTAGTAGCATCCCCACCCTCGCCACGAAACAGCCTATTAGCCGCTACCGTGTCTTCGCCAACATAAGCGCGCCATATCTTGTACCCGTCTAAGAACGCTTCGTGGCCTGTAGTCATCATGGCGTCCTTATCTTCTTCAGACATACCCGCCATCACTTGGCCGTATATATGATCCCTGTAATAGGAGAGACTGGCTCCCGACGCCTCCACCGTGGCTAAGGTGCTTGGAAGAGTCTGATTGTACTTTAATTCTGCGGCAGCAATAGCCTGCGCTTCGGTGGGAATTTCAGACTGAGTAGCAGCAATCATCTCCGGGGTTATATCGTTCGCCTGCCCGTCCACCATCATCATCTTGATTCTTTTCTGTGCTTCGCTCTTGTATTCACCCACTATACGGGGCCACGCATCAACATCCTGTTTAATAGCCTCTAGTCTCGCGGCATCCCACAGTTCCCTAACATCAATAGTGAAAGTCCGGTCGCTCCCCGGTATTCCAAGGAGTTCAGGATTTGTTGCTTCAATGAGGATCTTAAATTCATCGTCGCCCTGATTTCTGGCAATTGCAAAGTTCTCTGGCAGGGCATCACTGACCATAGCCAAGACATCCTCCAACTTCGCCGTGGTTGCGTCAGGGGGAAGCCGCCTGATGGAGGGGTCTACGGCGGTTATGAGTCCACTCAGGAACTGATCCTGCAGATAAGTTTCGACTGTATCTTTAGCGAAATTAACTGATTGGGCGGGGGTCATCCCGTAGTTTTTCGCTGACCTTAGATTGTTCTCAATTCTGGAAATAACACTTGGTCTACTCATCGCTTCTTTTGCATAATCCGTGTCTTTCAGAAACGGGCGAGTACTGACCGGCTCCCCTGTTTCAGGGTCCGTAGCAGGTATTGGACCCCAATGCAGGCGGTTCCATACCTCCATCACAAATTCAGTCTTAGTCTCCTCACCGACTGCCATTAATATCAGTTGGTCAACCACCAGTTCTTTCATCCGAGCAGGGACGATAGGAGCAGCGAGTCCGCTTGCATTAGACTCATCACTGTCGTAGAGTATTGTAATACCCGCTAAAGCCGCATCGATTCTCCGCTTCTTATAGTCTTCCCCCGACTCTTCTGGCAGAGGGTTCAGCGCCAGAGCATTATTAATTGAGTCTCCTACATCTGCTCTTGCTGCTCGTCTGACCGCTTCTAAATCTGCCGATCCAATCGCCCGGGACTGTGAATCTCCAATACGCTGACGAAGTTTGGAGTATCCCCTTGCCCACGCCCGGTCAAAAGCATCACTAAGGCCGCCCGGAGTATTATTCTTATGGTCTTCATAGACTCCGGCCACATGCGCCTCGAAAGCGCTGAGTCCTCCTTCAAGCGTCCCCCACCTACCATCCGTTTCTCGCAACAATTCTAATCGCGATTCAGAGAAATACTGATCTTGCTGCCTAGCCAAAAGAGCGGCGTCACCCATCTCCCGACCTCGCTGGACATGGGGATTCTCTG